AGGGAATATACTCTTTACAGGCTCTTATTTCTCTGTCAACTAGATTAGTTGTTGATAGTGGGTGTCTATGTTCTCTTGAGCCTCCTTAGATCTTCAAAGACTATGAAGTTTCTACAGGATAAAGAGTTATTCCAGCTTGTCTGGGCATTAGTTTGGCTCTGGAGTCTATGAAGCTCTATGGGGAGGCAGGAGACCATAGCCCCCCACCCTATATATATACAATACTTATACATTTTAGGGCAATTTAGACTATAAACCAGTTAGTATATAAAAATACAGCGCGAGTCTCTATAGTCTTTAAAGGCTCTATAGAGCTATATAGCCTAGTACCCTATACTAATGCAACCCCGGGGGAGGGATTACTCTAGTATATAGTTCAAATCTCCACTTGTCAAGAAAAACTTGACAAATCTTCAGGGGACTATATACTATTCTACTATGGCAGTTTTAAATAATATAGAAAAAACAGAAAGAAAACGAGAACTAACAGAGAAACAACAGTCTTTTCTTAAACATCTCGTAGAAACTCAAGGAGATGCAAAGCAAGCTGCGAAGTTAGCTGGTTATTCTTCTCCGCATCACCACGTTGTTAAAAGTTTAAAGTCTGAAATATTAGATTTAACTAAAGAAGTACTAGCAACATCTGCGCCTAAAGCAGCTTTCAAGCTTGTAGAGATTATGGAATCTAACAGACCTATAGTACAAGCTAATAATAAGCTTGCAGCCGCCACTACTCTACTTGATAGAGTGGGTGTATCGAAGGTAGATAAGGTAGATGTCAATCATAATGTAGGGGGCGGTATCTTTTTAATGCCAGATAAAGCTCCTATTGAAATAGATCAAGAGCATTATACTGTAATTGAAGAGGAATAATACTATGGATTTTCTAATCATATCTTTATTTGTAATTGTAGTTGCTGCAATTGTAATAAAAAGAAAGAAACCTGAACTATGGGAAAAACTTAAATCTAAACTACCTTTATGAAAAATCAAAGTAAAGATAGTCTTTTTAAAAAGCAAGCAAAAAGAAAACAGAAGTATGATTTAAATCAACGTAAAGATACTTTAAAGTATAAAGAAGCATTTTCGCAAATGAGGAATTATGGCCGTCAAAAAAGGTAAAAAGAAATCAACAGTTAATAAAGCAGGTAACTATACTAAGCCTACTATGCGGAAGAATCTATTTAATAGAATTAAAGCAGGATCTAAAGGTGGACGTCCTGGACAATGGAGTGCTAGAAAAGCACAAATGTTAGCAAAGCAATATAAAGCAAAAGGTGGAGGGTACAAATAATGCCAATGGGAAAAGGAACTTATGGTAGCCAAAAAGGCAGACCAAAGAAAAGAGAAAATATGATGGGTGGTGGTATGTATGGTCGTAAGAAAATGATGGGTGGCGGTATGTATGATCGTAAAAAAATGATGGACGGTGGAATTGTTCATTATAAATCTATCCAAGATATGGAAAAGATGTAATGGCTAAAGGTGTAAAACATTATAAAAGAGATGGTACTGAACACAAAGGCAGTATGCACAAAATGCCTAATGGTCAATTACATACAAATAAGACTCATACCAAAACAAGTGTTAGACTTTATCATTTTAAAGATCTTTCAAAGAAAGCAAAAGAAAAAGCTAAAAAAGGTAAGTAATGCCTGATCCTAAAAAAGGCACAGGTAAAAAACCTAAAGGTAGCGGTAGACGTTTATATACGGATGAGAATCCTAAAGATACTGTTAGTATTAAGTTTGCAACTGTAAAAGATGCAAGAGATACTGTTGCTAAAGTTAAACGTATAAAAAAACCTTTTGCAAGAAAGATTCAAATACTTACTGTTCTTGAACAAAGAGCTAAAGTAGCTGGTAAAACTAAACAAGCTGAAATAGCTAAAAGAGGTAAGGCAGCAATAAGGAAAAAAAATGGCTCTAAGAAAAAGTCAAAGAAGTCTTAAGAAGTGGACAAAACAAAAGTGGAGAACTCCAAGCGGTAAGAAGTCTTCTGAAACTGGTGAAGTCTATGCTCCGTCTGCAAAAATTAAAAAGTTAAAGTCTACTCCTGCAGGTAGAAAAAAACTTGCAGCAGCAAATAAAAAGAAAAGAGAAGCTACTGCTAAAGGTAAACAACACGCTAGACACGGACTGCATAAAAAGAAAACTAAGAAAAGGAAGAAGAAATAATGGCTAAGAAAAAAGATCCTAGACTTGCAAGAGCAGGAGTATCAGGATATAACAAGCCTAAACGTACTCCTAATCATAAAACAAAGTCTCACGTTGTTGTAGCTAAAGTAGGAGACAAAGTAAAAACTATACGTTTCGGACAGCAAGGAGTAAGAGGAGCAGGAAAGAATCCTAAGTCTGCAAAAGATAAAGCTAGAAAAAGATCTTATTATGCTAGACACAATGCACAGGATTCAAGTCCTAGTAAATTAAGTGCAAGATATTGGTCTCATAAGGTTAAGTGGTGAGTACTCTTGGTGGATTATTTATGCAATTAAAAGCACAAGGAATGTTACTTCCAGATGAATATGTCAGACGTACCTCTTCTACTATCCCTTTTGGTTATGAGTTGTCTCCTGTTGATGGTTACTTAAAGCCTATACCTGAAGAGCTTAGTATACTTAAAGAAGTTTCAGAGTCTATAAATAAAGAAGAAATAAGTTTAGGTATTGGTGTCGATTGGTTAGAAGCTGAAACAGGTAGAAAGATTAGTCGTATGGGTTTAAAGAAACACGTTGATAAAGTATATGGAAGATTGGGAAAAAAATCCAAATAATTACTTGACAGATGCTCAAGGGAACTATATACTAAAGAAGGACGGTACTCCACAAAAGAAACGTGGAAGACCTAAAAATTCTGAGTTATCAGATGTTAGAGCAGCATTACAGGCTCAGAAGGCTTTAAAGAAAAAGAACTCTAAAGTTTCAAAACTGCGGAGATCTTTAAAGAAAGCAGAAAAAGAATTAGATAAAAGTAAAAAAGTTTTAACATCTAATGTTATTACTGAAAAAGAAAGTAAAGAATTACCAGATGCTATACAAAAGCATTTAGATGAAACAGGTTCTTATGTTGAGTTTATGCCTAACGAAGGGCCACAGAAAGATTTTTTAGCTGCACCAGAAAAGGATGTTTTATACGGTGGAGCTGCTGGTGGTGGTAAAAGTTATGCAATGTTAATAGATCCATTGCGCTATTGTCACAATCCAGTACACAGAGCATTGATACTTAGAAGGTCAATGCCTGAATTAAGAGAATTAATAGATAAGTCGAGAGAACTTTATCCTAAAGCTTTTAAAGGAGCAAAGTTTAGAGAAGTAGAAAAACTTTGGAACTTTCCTAGCGGAGCAAAGATAGAGTTTGGATTTTTAGAAAGAGACTCAGATGTTTATCGTTATCAAGGACAGGCATATAGTTGGATAGGCTTTGACGAGATAACACACTTACCAACAGAGTTTGGTTGGAACTATTTAGCATCGCGTTTAAGAACTACAGATCCTAATCTTCAAACTTATTTAAGATGCACAGCAAACCCAGGTGGAGTTGGTGCGCATTGGGTAAAGAAAAGATATGTATTACCATCAGAATCTAATAACGCATTTATAGGTAAAGATGGTCTTACTAGAAAATTTATCCCTGCTCGATTACAGGATAACCCTTATCTAGCAGAAGATGGTGAATATGAAAGGATGCTTAACTCGCTTCCTGCTGTACAACGTAAACAGTTACTAGAAGGTAATTGGGATATAGCAGAAGGAGCAGCGTTTGCAGAGTTTGAAAGAGAAACTCATATAATATCTCCTTTTGAAATACCGTCTTGGTGGGAAAGATTTAAAGGTATAGATTATGGCTATGCCGCAGAAAGTTGTTGTTTATGGGCTGCCGTAGATCCCGAAGACAAGACCATCATTATATATAGAGAACTCTACCAGAAAGGTCTTACAGGGAGCGCGTTAGCTGATAAAATAACATATATGGAAGAAAGTGAAGTAAAGTCTATTCCAGGTGTATTAGATACAGCAGCTTGGGCTAGAACAGGTTATTCAGGGCCTACTATTGGAGAAACACTTGTCAATAAAGGTCATAAGTTAAGAAGAGCAGATAAAAACAGAGTTGCAGGTAAAGTTCATATACACGAACATTTAAGAAAGCGACCTGATGGAAGACCAAGATTACAAGTAGTAAGTTCTTGTACTAATTTAATTAGAGAGCTACAAGGTATTCCGTTATCTAAAACTAATTCAGAAGATGTAGATACTAATGCTTCTGATCACGCTTATGATGCTTTACGTTATTTATTAATGAGCCGACCAAGAGTTGATCATCCTTATGACAGAAGGTTAAGAATACAAACTGATATATATAAACCGTCAGACTCAACATTTGGATATTAGTAAATGGCAGAAAAAGAAAATACATTTTTAAACGCTGATAACATCTATGAAGAAGTCGAAGGCGAAACAGGCAGTATTTTAAAACTTGAAGAAGATCAACAATCCAATCTAGTAGGAATAATAAAGTCTAGATTTGCTCAAGCCGAAGATAAAAGAGATATGGATGAGCGTAGATGGTTAAAGGCTTATGAAAACTATCGTGGAATGTATAGTAATTCTGTAAAGTTTAGAGAGTCTGAAAAGTCTAGAATCTTTGTAAAGGTTACAAAAACAAAAGTACTTGCTGCCTTTGGTCAGCTTGTAGATGTTATATTTGGAACTGGTAAGTTTCCTATAGGTGTTACAGAAACCAAAGTACCTGAAGGTGAATATGGAGCAGCTCATTTAGATACAGCTAATCCACAACCAGGAATGGAAACATCTATACCAGATAACATAGGTAATAGATTAGAAGATCCTCCACAAGAAGAAAATCCTTATGATGTAGGCTATGAAGGTGATGGAAGAACTTTAAAACCTGGAGCTACATTTGGTAAAGGAGTCTTTACAGACTCTATAGAAGATCAAGCTAATGATATGTTAGTAGATGGGTATAGCCCTGATCCTAGTAAGCTAGAATTAAATCCTGCACAAAAAGCTGCAAGAAGAATGGAAAAGCTTATTCACGATCAAATAGAAGAATCAAGTGGATCTTCTGAAATAAGAAATGCTTTATTAGAATCTGCTATGTTAGGAACAGGTCTTGTTAAGGGGCCTTTTAATTTTAATAAAAAATTACACAAATGGGATGAGACTGAAGAAGGAGAAAGAGAATATAATCCTTTAGAAGTTAGAGTACCAAGAATAGAATTTGTAAGTTGTTGGGATTTTTATCCTGATCCTGCAGCAACTAATATGGAAGAATGTGAGTTTGTAGTACATCGCCATAAAATGAATCGTAGTCAGCTCAGACAACTTCGTAGTATGCCTTACTTTAATGAAGATGCAATTAGAGATTGTTTACAAATGGGGCCTAACTATGAAGAAAAAGATTTTGAAAGTAGATTAAAAGATGATGCCAGAGGCGGTGAAGACTATCAAGGAAGTTATGAAGTTCTTGAATATTGGGGCATTATGGATGCAGAGTACGCTAGAGAAGTAGGAATAGAACTACCCGACACAATAGATGATTTAGATGAAGTACAAATCAATGCTTGGATAACTGGTAATAAATTATTACGAGCAGTAATAAATCCGTTTACTCCTTATCGTATTCCTTATCACGCTTTCCCTTACGAAAGAAACCCATACAATTTCTTTGGTATTGGAGTAGCAGAAAATATGGACGATAGCCAACAAGTGATGAATGGTCACGCAAGGATGGCAGTAGATAACTTAGCTCTATCAGGCTCTGTAGTCTTTGATATTGATGAGTCTGCTTTAGTAGGTGGACAGTCGATGGAAATATATCCAGGAAAAATATTCCGTAGACAGGCAGGAATGCCCGGACAAGCAATACACGGATTAAAGTTTCCAAATACATCTAATGAAAATATGATGATGTTTGACAAGTTTAGACAACTTGCAGACGAACAAACAGGAATACCATCATACTCACACGGACAAACAGGTGTTCAGAGTATGACAAGGACAGCTTCTGGAATGTCAATGCTATTAGGTGCAGCAAGTTTAAATATTAAAACTGTTGTTAAAAACCTAGATGACTTTTTATTGAAGCCTTTGGGGGAAGCTTACTTTCAATGGAATATGCAATTCTTTGAAGGCGAGATGGATGTTAAAGGCGATTTAGAAATTAATGCCTCTGGAACAAATAGCTTGATGCAAAAAGAAGTAAGAAGTCAAAGACTAACTATGTTCTTACAAACTGCACAAAGTCCTGCTGTTGCTCCTTTTGTTAAGATTTCTAAGTTAATAAGTGAACTAGCCTATAGCTTAGATTTAGATCCTGATGAAATACTCAACGATCCTGAAGAAGCAGCTATTATGGCACAGATAATAGGGATGCAAAATGCTGGACAAAATACAGGCGAGGAAGCTCAATCCGCTAGTCAACAACCCCAAACAATGGGAGGCGGTGGAGGAGTACCTCAAGCACCTCAAGAACTTGGAGCTACAGGTACTGGCGGTGGCAACATCGGAACTGGAAATATACCGCAGCCAGGGGAGGATCAGTTCTCTGGAACGATTGATCCAACTGCCGCAGTCGGTTAAACAAACAATTAAAGAGACTAGCTAATGGCAAAGAAAAAGAAAAAAGAAATTGTTGGAGTAGCTGTTTCAGTAACTCCTGTCGTAGAAGAAAGAGATAAGAAACAAGAAGGTGGAGAAGTTAATAAAGGAATAGAAGCTTTAAGAAAAGTTGCTCCAGAAGTTGTAGAACGTATGGGTTATCAAGACGGTGGAGATATAGATTCTCAAATGGCTATGATGATGCCTACAGAAGAAGAGCCTATGATGGAAGAACAAGAACAAGATATGATGCCTGACGAGCAAATGGAAGATGAGTACTTAGATTTTATTATAGATCAATCATTATCTCCAGAAGAAGAAACGTCATTAATGAGTAAATTAGAAGCTGATCCAGAGTTAAGCGTAATGTTTGATAAAGTTATGGATACAGCTACAGAATTCGCAGGAGCTGGCCCAGTTAACGGCCCAGGTTCTGGAGTCTCCGATTCGATACCTGCAAGGTTATCGGATGGTGAGTTTGTCTTTACAGCAAAAGCTACAGAGCAAATAGGCGCAGATAGATTACAAAGTATGATGGATGATGCCGAAGCTGAAGCAGATGCTATGAGACAACAAAACGCAGAAGGTGGAAAAATAGAAGAAGAACCTCAAGTTGATAGATTTGGAAAGCCTGTTGATGAAGACATAGCTGAAGATGAAATCAGAAAAGGTATGATGTCTGTTAATCCCCGAA